ATGATTTTCCATAAACATAGCCATGTTGGGGCGATTGGTGATAGAAATATACAGATTTTAGAACACATTCAAAACCAATTACCAGGGTGGCATATCATAGATGCAACCTACTTATTTAGACTAAAACCAGTATATTGGCAACACCCAGATAATAGATTTTTGTATAATGATACTATTCCTAATAGAAGATTACTTGTACAACAGTTAGATCCTGGTACTTACTTAGAAAATAATGAATTCATGGATCAATTGGATTTTAATCATTTGCCATGTGTAAGTGATGTTACATGTGATTGGAATTTTTGGGCATGGTTGTATGGACAAAACAGAGAAAATTATAACTTAAATTCCATTCCATTAGATTTAAACGATGACTTTAATCACTTTTTGTTTTTTAATAAGAAAGCACCATTACACAGAAAACATGCAATAGATAATATAATAAACCATGACCTAACTGATTATGGCATTGTAACTATTGATGATGGTGAACGTTACATGACCTTTGAGGGAAACACCAGAGACGAGGAAGAAGGCGGTCAATTATTTAAATGGGACAACCAGTCACCGCCTGATGCTGGTTTAGGTAATAAAGATGTAATTGGAAACACCTTCTGTTACATTGTAGGAGAAACAACTTTTAATGATAGATTTTTAAGTGAAAAAACTTGGAAGCCTATTATAGCAAAAAGACCTTTCTTGCATTTACATCCAGAAAAGTACAAAGCATTACAGGATATGGGATTCAAAACATTTGATTGTTTATGGGACGAAAAACGTGATTGGTTTGAAAACTTATTACATCTAACTACATGTAACAAACAGCAAGTACAGGATATGTATGATTCAGTACAAGATATATTAGATTATAATTATGATTACTTTTGGGGAGAGTTCCAAGAGAAAAATATTGCTACTTTGAATCAGTACCTTCTTCAGATCTAAGTGCCTCTTCTATGTAAGGACTTAAATCCTGTATAGGCAACTTGTCACTAAACTTTAATTTAAACATCATCATATCCTCTTTAGTCCATGGTCTAGTTCTAAGTGATGCTTTTGCAATCACATTCACATACAATGTCATACCATCTACAATAGACTCGTCCCAAGGATTACCATAGTTTATTTCAAACTGATAATCAGTGTCCATACTCTCAAACCACTTTCTAAAAGGTACAAGAGCATTGTGGATACCTGCTTCAGTTATCCATTCATAGTCTGCATCATCACTGCATGGAGCACAAATCAACAATACTGAATCTACAGTATTCTCGTGAATATTCTTCTTTAAAAAGTTTTCTTTATTATCTGCCATAAACGTTATGATTCGTCTTCGCCATAACGTCCACGTTCACGATTGCCATCACTGTTAAGTTCCGTGAGGTCTTGTTGTTTGTGTTTGAAATTTTTTTCTGCTTCTGATGTTTTCTTTCCCCAAATCCTTTCCCAAGAATCTGCGTAAGTGCTATTGTCACTACTTACTTTAGATTGAATACTGTCACCAGTAATGTCATTTTTTGTTGCCATTTTCCTTTGCCTTATTAGTGCGTTCCTCTGCTGTTACTAGAACCGCGTCACAGTGAGGACATGTTAAATCAATATCTAACATATCACAAATTGCTTGGTGTTTTACAAAATTTTCTTTAGGTTCTTTTTCCATACTATTCCACATTTCTGTTGGTACAGGGTAACCCACGTGCTTAATAGTTTGCAATGAACTTTAACTCATTATCAACTTCAGGATCATTCAAATGCCCTTTGACATCTGGATAGTCTTCGTTGTAATATATTTCATTACCTTTGAGTAAGGCAAGTTCCCATAGACCTTTTTTGCCACCGTAACTATATTTATGCTTAATTACACTAGCACCGTAACCATTCTTGAACTTGTACACATATTGTATACCACCTTGTTCAGGTTTGTGTGTTTCAAAAGATTCTAACAGGTCGCTGTCTCTCATACTCATTTTATTTTCCTATTTTAATAATTTATTATTATCATACATATGACAGATATCGCTAAATGTGTAATCATTATTGCCCATAAATCTTAGGCTCAATCTATTACCACTATTTGCATGTACTTTATGCCAACTACTTAGAGGTATAATGTACCCACAATCATATTTCACTTTTTCGCCAACCACGTTTAAATTATCTGCATGTTCTTTAGATAATAAAAAATCTCCATGTGATGCTGTCAGTATATCCTGTTTTAACGTTATAGGTTCTAACCCTTCTGCATCTGATTGTTGCAGTAAGTTATGTTTTTGTTTATGTTCTGATAGTAACTTTTTAGATAGGTTTTCTAGCTCAATTGAACCTTTAGCAAATTGTACACTAGTTTCTTCTTTCTCACCATAAAAAGGAAAATTAAATGCAAAATTACTTCTATTGTTTAAGTACTCACGCATCTGATCATCAGCCCAATAAGGATGTCCTTCTCTGTGCCAAAGAGTTGTTCCATGAAATTTAATTAAAGTTATAGGAAAATGTACTTTACCAAATCCTCTTTGTGGAGACATAAGAAGATTACTTTGAAAAGTATCTAGGAACCATTCATAAAGTGTTCTACCTACTCTATTACCGTTAGGTACTGCTAATAAATAAGGAAGTTCACTGTCACCTGATTTTATAAGTTGAGGCAACCACATAAAACTTGTAGTAGCAGTTGGTTTATCTACATGATAACTGCCGTCTGCTATATCTATATCCTGATCGTCAAAAACATCTTCCCACTTTATAGGTAACTCTAGATTAGGTAAATCTATAAAAGGATGTGTTTCTTTATCTTCCCTCAACATAATTTGTATTTATTCTTTTATTTTTCTAGCAAACTTTAATTCTTGTTGCCAGTTACTATCATTCATAGCCTCATGGCCTGAGCCTTCCTGTGCTAAAATAATTCTACCACCATCCATATCTATACGAATACTATCGGTAGTAATAACTTCACCGTGCCTACCCATAAACACGCCTGTCATTTTTCCTTGGGTATCTTCTTTATGTACCTTTTCAATTAGTTCTATTAGTTCTTCCTTTCTCATACTATATTTTCAGTTTTTTCAATTTTAACATCATCAAAATAATTTTTTAACTCATTATTATTTTGGGTTTGGAATACAACAAATCCTCCTACAAATATTACTCCGAGAAGCAATAATGGTATTACTATAAGTTGCATTATGTCATCAAAGCTCATCCTCTACGCATCCTTGCAATGTCTTTTGCTTGATCTGTGCCCTTCATAACAGGTACTGCATTACTTTTGTGCATAGTTGCAATACCTTGTATAAGGTCGCCTGTGTACTTCATAGGCTCTTTCTTAGTGCCTTTACCGTCCATGCCAGTATTAAAAGTACCATTCTTCATAGACTGTTCCATGAGACTTGGATACTTTTTTCTGTGTTCTCTATCTGCGTCTGCTCTCCAGTTAGTTTCTGGTATGCGAGTTTTAAATGTAGAACGATCACGTGGATCAGGCTTTTTCTTGAGACCGTAACAGTACTCAATATACTCATCAAGTGTATCGTATCTCATATGATGCAAATGTTTTTGCTTCATAGATTTGTTGTACTCACGCCACCTAAGTTCTAACTCTTTAAGTTTACCTTTAGTCATCTTAGGTAACTTGCAAGTTTTACGAGTGTTGATAGTACTTAGACCTTGTTGTAAATGCATTGTCATAATTATATTATAACTCCTAACTTTGCTTTTGTCAACAATTCTTTTTCGCTTTTGTACTCGCCAACTAAGTAATCGCCAGCCATAACATCATTTAGAGATAAATGACCTTCATTTGTAGTACCGTCTTCTAATATAGCACCAGCATGTTGGTTAGTAATTTTAAGTGTACCATTAAGTATGTCCTCACTAGGAACAAGATACATGTTTACTTGATCTTTACAAACTAGCACACAAAGAATATAATCAAACTCTTTTGCTTTTGTTTGTTGAAAACTGCCATTACCACTTTGCGAAATATCTGCAAATGATAATGCACGTTCTTCAAGTAGACTAGGAATAGCCTGATACTTCTTGCTTTTGTTTTTAGGCTTACCACTGGCCGCCCTTATAACTTTAATTTCTACTTTTAGCATATCATCGCCTTTCTCAAGTAGCCTATCAAAGTTAGTAGCCTTACAGTTGTTTGCTTTGTAAAACTCCTCGTAGATAACTTTGGTTTGTTTGGTCTTGGTTAAGATATCAATAAACTTATCTTCAACTATTTCTTCAACAGTTTCACCAATACCTGTACCGTAATTAGCATACAAGTTGTAAAAAGGAAAGTCTGCTGTTTTTATAGACTCGATAACTTTGTCTAGCAGTTGAGGACTGTGTTTAAGTGCCTCAAAGAAGTCTAGTGTATCACCAGCAGTATCCTCAGACCTTTCGAAACCAATTGCTTCTAAAACATGTTTATCTAACATTATTTAACCACCGTTCTTAAAACTTCAACTATTACTTTACCGTATTTGGCAAACCACCCTTGATCTTCTGCCATTGCTAGTTCAGGCATCAGCATAAGTGCTGTTTCTGTGCCTAGGAATGCATTACCAATTAGTAAAAAGCCTGCACTTGATACTAGTAGGTACATGTGATCGTTATCTCTGAAACTGTGAATTATAATCAACAAGGTTCCAAAAATCATTGATAGGTATGCAAATATTTCCATGTCAGGATTGCTTTTACCTAGTGCAACGGTCATTCCAATAAACAAACTGGAACAACCGATTATCTTCAAAGTGGTTTGAACAACACTATGAATCTTTTGCTTTTGCTTCTTAGTCATTATTCCTTATTGGATAATGCCATTAGACAGTTCGTATTGGATAGCAATACTGTTAAACAAGTTATAGTACTCGTTATCACTGTTTGGTCTGTGTTCTGAACCATATAGGTCAGCATCAACAAAGTTCCAATTCACAGAACCGTCTTTGTTAGTGTTTTCGTCTGAACTGACTGCTCTGTTAAATGCTCTAGCAAACTCGCTATCAAAAGTAACACCAGGTCTGTAAGCGGCACCTTTACCAAAGAAACCCATTTTTTCTAATGCATGACCAACTGAGTTGAGTGAAAACTTACCACTGTCTCCATCAGCATCACCTAAAGTGATTTGCATTGGATCATCAATAATATAGAACTTGTCTTCACCAAGTTCACCAAAGTTCTTAGACACATAGTCTTCTACAAACTTTTTACCCTTTTCAAATGCTTCAGCATCATTAGTTCTGTATTGCATATCGTACATTTCCATACCTTTCTGCAACATTGTTGGCTCTTGTTGTTCGCCTAAAATTCTAACATTTAACATAAAAAACTCCTACTGTTTTATTAAATTATGTATATATTATAGCAAAAAAGGCCGAACGAGTCAACCTTTTTGCCACTTTTTTTGGTATTTTTTTACGATTTTTTGCTATTAAGTAGTCTTAAATCACCCATTGTATAGGCTACAAACAATAATATGGGTGTGAAAGCCAATGCAATTTGAGTGTTTTTAGACACATCTAGCATACTGATTAGGTAGTTATATCCATACACTACGGCAAACATAGTGAACAAAATGCCCAGTCCAATTGAGGTTTTTTTGATAATATCTAACATAAATTTACTCCTGTTATGTGTTTAATTACTCTATTATAGTACTACATCTAGTATGTAAGGTCAACCTTTTTCACAATATATAGTCAAAAAAATACCCTCCGAAGAGGGTATTTAAACTCATAATCGGGGTGTCGATTTAGAATTTGTATGAGTAGCCAACATAAAAGTTGTCAACGTCTTGTACCTTGTCTAAAAGGTCTTCGTCGTTGTTATCGTGATCGATAAAACCAACTTTTACTGAACCACCCGCTAAGTCAAAAGACTTAGATACTTCAATGTAAGAACCTGCATTGTCCCAGTCGCCATAGGCAACGTCAACAACTTTTAATGCACTTGTTTCTACTAAGTAGAAATCACCTGCATCGTCAAGTCCTTTAGCATAGTATACGCCAAATAGATCAAAGTTTGCTGAAACGCCCACTTCTTCCCATCCGTCAATGTCAATACCTTGGTAGCCACGGTCAACGTATGCAACGTTTAAATCAACGCCACCTAAGTCAAAACCATAACCAACCATAGTAGTTGTCATTAAATCTGAAGTTTCATTCAAAGACATAACTTTTGCACCAGCAAAGATACCATTATCAAGACTTACTAAGCCTTGTGCTGAATATCCAATACCGTCACTCATAGTTACACCTCTGAAGATATTATCAGATGCGATTCCAACTTTACCACTAATATCAGCGGCAAATGTTGGAGTCGATAGCATAATTGCTACCATAAATGTGAATATACCTTTCATATATTCCTCCTTTCTTATATACGTTACTGAATTTTAAAGACGACTAAGGCCGGCCTTTTGCGACAGTAACTATTCTATTTTACTAAAAATTGACTCTAAGGTCAACCTTTTTTTGGGAGTAATTGAACCTTTTTTTGATATTATAAGACTTTTATTTATCAATAGTTTGTGCGATTTTTATGCAGACTCTTTAGACAATCCAAAAAAAAGCACCCTTAAAGAGTGCTTTTTTCTAACAGTTAGTTGTTACACTAAACCGTTTGCCATTGCTTTATAACCAGCGGCAATAACAGCTCTTGAAGGTGTACCTAAACGGTATACATTTCTGCTTCTGTTTTTAGTGTCGGTCACTGTGTTCAAATAGATAGGATATCCTTTGAATCTTAGTGATTGAATCACTGCTTGTGGGTTACCAGCACCGAAAAAACTTCTGATTTGTGCTGAAGATAAAGTTCTGCCTTCTTGTAAAGCGGCTAAAACTTTGCTTTCTTTAGTTGTTGATGTAGTCATATGACCTCCTAATTTTCAACTTTTTGGTTAGAACACCCTTGCTCTAACTTGTATACTATTATACACATTTTATACACAAAGTCAACCTTTATATCTCTCTGCTAGGTACGTTTGGTGATGTTTCCAAACGCCTTTATCTATAAAACCCCATTCTCTTACACTTGGACCGGGAATAAATAAAGTCCAAGTATCAACGCCAGGCTCCAACTCAATGCGGTGTAGGCTACGACTGCCTGCAAAACGACAGGTACCGGGCCTCCTCCATTTTCGTTCGCCAGTTTTAAGGTGCTCCCAATAGCCACCTTTAAGGATAATAGTGCAGTAAGGCCAAGGATGGTCGTGTAAATCATCTGGATCTCCTTTGTGAAAGTTATGTAAAAATATATTGAAAGGGAACCACTTGCGTTCTTTTAAAAACAAGTAGTACCTAGTTAAATATGGTATGTTACTTTGTCTATCTAGTATTACCCTTTTTCGTCCAAGAGCATCTAAAAATTTTAAAAAAAGTGTCATACTCTGTGATACCTATTTGTTTGCTTCTGATACACGTTTGCGTAAACTACTACTACTAAAAGAATGGTCTCTTCCATTGTATATAATTTTACTGCCACGTTGTTTAGCAATGTCTTTGCCAGTGAAGTCTTTTGTTTTATACTCATCGCCTAAGATACGAACGTCTATTGGTAATGTGAGCAGTAAATCAATTAAATCTTGTTCTGTGTTGTAGATAACAATTTCATCTACATACTTTACTGCCGCTAGTTGTATTTGTCTTTCGACAATGCTCTGCACTGGTGCATTCTTTTCTGGACGGTCTTCAGTAGGGTCGTTTTGTAATCCTACTATTAAAAAGTCACAATGTCGTTTGGCTTCTTCTAACATTGTAACATGTCCTGCATGTAGCAAATCAAATGTGCTACATGTAAATCCTATTTTACCGCAATCTTTATAATGTAGTCTCATCTCTTATAACCGGTCGTTTACAGTAATCTAATTCACCTGCTGTAATCTTGCAAGGAATAAATTTAGCATTGTTTATAACTTTTCTAAGTTCTTTGTCTAACATAGTTCCATCGTTTAGTAGTTTGTTACTGTAAGGTACTTCTACTGTGATAGTTGCTCGTATTGTTTTAGCCATTATGAATAATCTTGTAGCATTTTCCTAATTTCTAATGCGTGTTGTTCTTCCATACCAATCTGTCCTCTGGCATATTCTTCTAACATAATACTTGCATCAGCAACTTCCATTAGTAGTTCTTTGTATGTCTCTACTGCTTTCATTTCGTGTTCTAAACTCTCAGTAAGAATTTGTTCAACACTATGATTGTGATTTTCTTCAATAGCAGATATCTTTTGACTTGGATGACCGCCAAAGCCTGTGATGTATTCACCTGCTTGTAAGGCGTGTGCTAAACTTTCTGTTGCCTGTTCCTGTAAAAATTGTACAATTGGTATTCTGTTAGGTCCTGTTACCATTAAAGAACTGTGTGCATATCTCACAACACCAGCCATTTCTAATTCCACTATCTCATTTAGTATATCGCATACTTTCGATTCGTTTAGTGTCTTCAATTCCATTATTCTCCGTCGTAATATTCAAGACGCTCAATGTCGTCTTCTGTTGTTTCTTCACCATATTGTATTTCTATAATATGACATGATTGATCACTTTCGTTTACTATCTGATGCCAGTCACCTTTTTTAATATGGATAACTTCATCTGTTTTAAGAGTTGTAATTATAAAATCTTGTGGATTGTCTGTGTCCATTCCATGTTTAATACTACATTCGCCTTTACTCACAAACCACATTTCACTACGTTTAAAGTGTCTTTGGTAACTGATACCTTTACCTGGTTCTATTACTAACTCTTTAACTTTTACTGCTGAGTCTTGAAACAAGTCTGAAAACTCGCCCCACACTCTGCGTTCTGTTGGGTACTTCCATTCTTTTAATATCCAACTACTGCTGTTGGCTTTATTATCACCACCTACAGCAAATTCAAACTCGTAACCTTCGACATCCATTTCAGGTATGTTGTCCTTTCCTCTGTCACCGCCATTGCAAAAAACATATTCATGTTGATGACCAAATGCATTTCTAACTTGAATGAGACCGTGTGTTACACTACCATCACTGTCATCAACAGCATACACATTGTCTACCATGTCCATGCGTTGAATTATAGTTGATCTTTCTTCGAAAGGCATAAAAGGTCTACCTTTCTTTTTTGTGAGCCATTCGTCACTGTTTACCAGTACAACAAGTTTGTCACCATATGCTCTTGCACTTTCTAATAGATTTATATGACCAGAGTGCAGTGGATCGAAACCTCCACTAACAACAACTATTTTCATTATGCTACACCGCGTGAGCGAAGCCTTCTTTGTATAGCCTCTTTGTGTTGAGCATGTTTTCTAGTTTTTCTTTTATCCTTCATCCACTTAGTACCAGTTGGCTGATACATGTGAAAGTCTCCACGTTGCTCTGCATCTCTAACGTATTTGTTCCAACGTTTTTTTGCTTGGTCCTTCATACGTTTCTTTTTAACAGACGGTTTTTCATAATATTGCTGTTTAGCAATTTCTTTTTGGAAATCAGATTTTTCTAATCTCTTCTTGAGAATTCTAATGGCTTTGTTTACATCACCATTTCGAACTTCAATACTGGCATCAAATTCTTTTTCTTTAGGTTTAGTTTTATCGAACTTTTTCTTAAAGTCTCTATTGTAACCCTTAGTAATTTGCTTACCTTGTTGTTTAAAATTTGTACTCAATGTTTACCTCATTTGTTTAAGTTTATAGTTTGTGTCTACTTCACTAATACCAGTATTATACGATAAAACTGGATAAGAGTCAAGATCTTTTGGATATTTATTAAAACTTATTTTATCTACACCACTTTGTTTAAGTTTTGGTGCCCTAAACATAATGTTATGTAAACTAGATTCTATAATGCTTTTCAACCCTCTAGCACCTACTTTTCTATCAATAGCCAATTGTGCTACATCCTTTAAGTATTGCTTTGAGAAGTCTACATCTATATCATCAAATTCTAATAATTTTTGCATTTGTTTAAGTACACTACCTTTTGAGTTTTCTAATACTTCTACCATTTGATCTTCAGTTAAACCTCTGAGATGTATTAAGTTTGGTAGTCTACCTACAAATTCTGGAATCAAACCAAATTCAATTAAGTCTCTATGTTCTACATATTCTAACCATGAATCTGATTGAAATTTTTCGCCAATTGCTTTATTAAATCCTATTGACGTTTTGTTCAGTCTCTTTTTAACAACTTGGTCCAAACCAACAAATGAACCACTTACTACAAATAATACATTTTGTGTATTAAATTCTATAAATTCATCCATACGTTTAGAACCATTAGTTGAAACTTTTATTGTAGTGCCTTCAACAAGTCTTAGTAATGCTTGTTGTACACCTTCTCCACTAATATCTTTTGTACTGGTATTTGATTCACTGCTTCTAGTCTTTTTATCAATCTCATCAATAAAGACAATGCCTCTTTCTGCTAATTCTACATTCCAATCGCAAGTATTAAGTAACCTTTCTATAACACTTTCTACATCTTCACCTACATAACCTGCTTCAGTAAGTGTTGTTGCATCTGCTATAGCAAATGGTACACTTAGTTTCTTAGCAAGTGTTTGTGCTAATAATGTTTTACCTGAACCAGTAGGGCCTACCACAACACAATTACTTTTTTCTATTTCATTTTGTGTGTCAAATATGATTCTTTTGTAATGATTGTAGGCACTGACACTTAAGACTTCTTTTGCATAGTCTTGGCCAATGACATAGTCATCTAAAAAATCTTTTATTTCTTGGGGTTCTGGAATGTTTTCCAAGTCGAGGTCATCAACTTCTACATCATTTATGATCTTATAACTGATATTGATACACTCGTTACAAATGTAACTAGTTGGTCCTGCTATAAGTTTTTTTACTTCGTTTCGCTTTTTACCACAAAAACTACATTCAAGATTATTATCTTTTTTGTCAGACATTACTTTTTAAAATACCTCGGTTCAGTGTCATCATTATCTTCATCCTTAGTTGGTAATGGTACTGCCCAAAAGCCCAACTGTTTATTTAATTCTTCTTCGCTGTATTTTTGCAAAAGTTCGAATATTTCTTTTGCACTCAGGCCTTCTTTGTTAAGTTCACTGTTTGCAATAAATTGCGCCGAACGTCTTAAATCTTTTGAAGATTCTTTTTCTACAACTTCTGGTTTTGTCTGTAGTTTATTTATAAGTTCTTGGTTGTGTGCTTTTAATTTTGCGATCTGATCTCTGTATAATTGCTCTTGGTGGTTTGCCATAGGCATGACAACTTCTCTAACATTTTTGCTAGACTCTACTTCAACCTCAACAATCTTTTCTACTTCAACAATCTTCTCGACTATTCTTTCGGGTCCTGGGACTTCGACTTCCACGATTCGTTCCACGATTCGCTCTGGTCCTGGGACCTCAATAATACGCTCGGGTCCTGGGACTTCGACTTCGCGAGTGACCACAACCTCCTTTGGGACCTCGACCTTGCGTTCAACTTCGACAATTTTTTCGACCTCAACTTCGATCTCCTTTTCAACAATTACTTCTTTAGGCTTTTTATCTAGTTGATCTAAGGCATCATTCAGAGATGATAATGTTTTACCATATCTGATCCAAAGATCATCTAGAGCTTCTTGAATTTTATTTTCTTTTTGAGTCATCGTTATCTAGTCTTTTTGATATTTTCTTTTCTAAATCAAGAATCTCTTTTGGAGGTTTGATATTAAGTTTAGGCGACTTTTCTACTATCTTTTCTATAACGACTTTCTCTGGTTTTTGTTTTTGTAATTGTTTAACAAGGCCTTCGAGCTCATCTATTTTTTTATTATTAGCCGCGGCACTTTCTGCCATTGCAACTGCGGCATCTTCTACTGCACTCGGAACATCTTCTAAGTCTGGCATATTATCACCATACTGTGCTCTTGCTTGTTCTTCGAAGTCACTGTCATGCCAATCATCATTTAGATCAATTGAAGTTCCTTCGTCTTTGTCTTCTGGCATATCAGGTCCTGTTTTTTCAAGGTTTATGCCATAACGTAATAAAGTTTGGTTGGCCGCAATCACTAGCATAACTGCTAATGGGTCAAACACGAATACCAACATAAGTATGAATACTTGTACTGCTTTGTCGAGTAGCTCTGATGAGTCACCACCAAATAATAATTGTGCAACATATTTTATAGGTCCTACCTCTTTTTCTAAGTTTCTAACTTCTTGTTCTGCTTCAAACTTTTCGTCTTTAAGTGTTGCTATAACATTGTATATTTCATCAATTTCTGTGTTGTATTCTTCGATTTTTAATAAGTTGTCGTCTTGTGATTGAGTACTCGAATTCCTCAATCTATTTATTTCTGCATTTGCATCATCAATAGTTTTTTGTGTTTGAGCCCTATATCTATCAATGTTATCTTGTTGTGATTTTATATCATCTCTGATTTGATCACGTTGTGGTTTTTGTTGATCAAACAATGTATTTGCTTGAGCAACATAGTCTATGGTTTCTGTTTCAGCACGTCTAAATGTTCCTCCTTCTTCAGTGGTAATAACTTCTACACCTTTTTCTCTAAGGTCATTTACTGCTTTGTCTAGTACTGCTAATTGATTTCTTAAACTAGTAATTTGTCCTTGTGCATAATCTATATCGCCTTGTACTCTTTCCCATGCACCATCTCTGATAGTTTCTTGTTGTTTAATACTTTCACTTACGTCAACACTTCCGCCAACACCTAGTATTCTATCTTCTAATATATCTATTTTGTTTTCTTGTCTGGCTATTTGGCCATCTATACGATCTACTGTAGCAAAGGCATCTCCTGCCACACCTGCTTGATCCAAATGTGCTTTACTTAGATAACCAAATATACCCATACTTGTAATCAGCATGAGTATAAGGACTGCTAAACTTAGATAGGTTTTTAAGGCCAGAGTTGTTTCGTTCCAATACCTATAAAGCCAACTTGCTGTAAGTAATTTACCTACTTCAAGTGTTCCAGCCATTATAGCAATTGGTAGAGCCGCCGCACTGAATATTGCCATTAAACCAGCAATACTAAACCAAGCCGCAACACCGGCTATGGCTAGGGCAGTAATTAAAGTTAAGATACCAAACCACATAGTAAATATATTTATCTTATTATAAATACATATATGATACTTAATTGGATACATAACAGAGAAACCAAAGAATTAAAGTGTGTTATACACGATAACCTATATTACACAACGTATAATGGTGGTGGCACTATAACAAAATATCTTGATAGCAATGAATCTGTTATCACAGATTGGGAAGATGAAAAATATTGGCTTAGTGCAAACTATCCTGAATTAGGAGTTTACGAACCATTTGAGTTACCTGATGATCAACAAGAACAATGGCTGATTGATAATAATTGGAATGAAGCATTTCCTTCATTTGGTTTATGTCCAGATGGCCATTACTTAGATAGATTACAACGTTTAGCGGAAGTACAAGAACTCAAAGGATACTACGATTTTATATACGAGCCAGAAAATAAATTAAATATTATAAAGAAAAATGGTGAGTATTTTAAAAGAGAATGGTGTGAAGAAAATAACAGTTTTTACAATTTACAACCTTGTTGTGTATTCCCAGATAATCCTGGTCTAACTCCCTTAACTAAAGAACAGGCAGAAAGTTATAAAAGTAGAGGGTAGGACATACTACCCCTACAATCAATCTACACAATGCCTTTTCGGCACTTTGCGAAATGCTGGAACCCTACTGTTTTCGGGACACTGATTTCAAGTTTATTATTATTATACGTTTTCTATAAAACGTAATTTTTGATGATCAGCAAGTTCAACAGTAGCACTATTATGTGCATGTTCTCTTACAGTTGTTGCTTGTACCCAGCATCTACCATCTGTGAGTTCAGTAACTATTTCGTTTGCCTTATCAAAAGCCATTTCTGCAAATCTCTCACAACCAGTTGCAGAAACAATTCTCAAATCAACTAGATTTTTTTCTTCTAGTTCTTTGAATGTTTCTAATTCTGGATCATCTTCGGCTACCAAGTATGTATGGTCAAACATTTCTTTTAACCATTCTTTAAGTGGCTTTAATCCACCAAAGTCTACTATCCAATTACGCTCGTCAAGTTCTGTTCCACCAAAGGTGAATTCAAACTGTAATGCATAACCGTGAATTAGATTGCAATGACTATCTGCTCTCCATTGTCTAAATGCACAACTGTGACCAGTTGCATGTGTGTATGTTTTTCCTGAATAGAATCTTTTCATAATTGTATTATACCGATTTTAATATAAAAGTCAAGTTTTTTATACGATTAAATTTGTTGTTGATTGAACGTATGCTTTTGAAGTTTCATCGTTTGTTTTAACAACACTCATACAATGATTTGCTTGTATTGTATGCTTTAAGTCTGGTTCAACTGTAAGCATAAAAGGTAGAAGGCCGTAACCTTGTTGATTCATAGAAACAATCATAGGCTTAGATACAGTTGTACCTTCGTCATTTGTTTCTTCTAATGTGCCAATTAGTTCTTCGCCAGTGATAAGTCTAACACTAACAACTTCGCCTTGCTTTAATGGTTTTTGTAATAACATAAAATATTTTCCGTTTTGTAATAGGAGTATTTACCCTATACAAAAACCATCATAAGACTTTTTTGGTATATTATTCTATGCCTGCTTCTTCTAGAGACATTTCAACTAAACCTTCTTCAATAAGTTTTTTTCTGTTTTTCATATGTGCGGCTTTAGTTTTATCTTTACTACCACCCATATACTTAACAGCATATCCTTCATTGATTAAAATTTTAGTTACTAGTGAACCATTCTTATATCCACCATATCCATCTTCAACAATAAAGTCACCAAGGATACGACCGAACTTGCCTTTCATATCTTCGCCGTCTTTGTTTATTTGAGTCTTAAGGACTGGCTGACCTTTTAATAGTTCTTTTAATTTTGCCTTACTGGCTAAACCAAATTTCTTTTCTACTAAATCTCTTGTTCGACTTTCTGGGGTGTCGATACCCATTATGCGTACTCTTTCGTCTTTGAGGACAATTCCGAAACCTAAATCTATGTCTACGTCTACTGTGTCTCCGTCAACGATTTTTACGACTTTACATCTATACTCGTACATCGTTACTCCTACATGCTATCCTACCAGCATTATAAGAGTATTTATCGAATATTAGTCGTTTCTTACTAGGAACGTATGGTTATAAATTTGTGCAGAAACTGGGTATGCTGTACCCCAACTTGGACTACTAATATTATGATTATAATAATGTGTAGCACCACTGGTTGGATCTATAGTAATACCTTTTATAGATAGTAATGCAACTTGTACACTTTGTTTCCAGGCTTCCATATTTGGACCAATAGGTTTGAACTGCCGTTGTCCATGTAGATACACAATCGGTATATCATCTGCTTTGCCATCACAATACCAACTGAATTGGCATCTACCAATCACAGGAACTTGAGTACCATTCCATTTAGTTCTCATTTCTGCTTGATGTACAACATCACAAATGTTGTTAGGATACTTAGGGTGTTTTACTCTGTTAAGTGTAACATGAGCCACAGCACTTTTACCTGCTAATGTTTCCCCTTTTGCTTCATGGTAGACATTTTGTGCTAGGCATAAGGCCTGCTCTGCATCAATGTCTACATTGTTTAAGTTATACGGAGCATAATTTATCATCATGCTTAGTAATACGGTTTTAATTGTAGTAATTTCCATATTGCACCTTCCTTATGTATATATTATACTAAAAAATGTGTTCTATGTCAAGTGTTTTATATTTAGTAAATTTGGTAACCTTGGGTAGAAAATATATTAAAATTTTCCTTACACCAATCATTCATTTCGTCTACATTTTTTAATCTTAGCATTTTATGATGTGCTGTAAGTATATCTTCTCCTCGAATATTTACTTTTTGTATTTTGTTTGCATAGTCATAATGTTCTAAAATAGTAGGGTGTAATTCTGGTGCACCTCTATGCGTGTAAAGTGGTTTTCTGCTACCCCATTGACCTTCTATGCTAACAAGACTTTCCATCATAGTAGGGTAATCAAATTTTATAATTTCTGACACATATTGCAAATGATCTAATTGTTGTTGATTTAAATTTTGATATTCAGCAAACGTTGTATCAAAAATATCATGCATTGCTGTGAACCAATAACACAATTCATTTGCTTCTAGGTATTCCTTTAAGAAGATAATATCATTTAAACTTTGCATCAGCATCCAGTCTCGAGGAACACCTGGATTTGAGTATTGAGAACCTTGGCATACCCAAGTAGTTTCTCCGTTATTGGTACCAACTTTATCATGTCTAAATAAGGAAGGTAACATGATAATAATTTTGTCTAGTTCAGTAAAATTATATTTGCGATTTGCATTAGCAACTTTATGTAGTATCTGAGTTATTCCGCCGCCTTTTTGTCCAAAGTTATAACCATCATTTTTATAACAAATCATGTCTGCCCAAGTAGGCCAATACCATTCGGTAAAACTACAACCAAAAGTAAAAATTCTACTATTACTCATCGGTAATATCTTTAAATGGGATTCTTGATACTTTTTCAAATGCTTCGTTGGTATCATAGTTGATATCTTCGTGTCCGGGCATAGGATCTTTCACTTTGGTAATAACAGGCCATTTTTCTTCTTGACTCATTTTTTTATTGAATTCTAGCCAATGATGATCTTCAGGCTTTAGTTTTCTATCACTCACAATAGCATCAACTGGGCATTCTGGTTCACAAATTGCACAATCAATACATATATCAGGATCAATGACTAATGTGTTTTCTCCTTCAAAAAAACAATCAACAGGGCAAACTTTAACACATGCGGTGTGTTTACAATCTACACATTCACCTTTTACAACATAAGTCATTTAATCTCCTTTGCGACCTATTATTTACTCAAAATAAACCATTTTACTTCGTTTTTTAAGTAAACGATTAAATATTAGTAACTGATTGGCAATGAACCAGTTGACAAAAAATGTTTTTCGCCCCTCATTAAGATGCGATATATAGTAAAGGAACTCGGCGTTCCCCAATCAGTACAACACTATTAAACTCCGGAGTTTACAGTTTGTTGGAATAAATTGTAGAGTTGTTCACTGGCTAAGTTCTTAGCCTTTGCTTCACATTGAATATCGAATTGATCTATAAAACTAAGTGCCCATAGGTTAGCATCCTTGTTGGGATAATAATCTGAATGTGCTCTTAGTTTTTGTTTCTTGTGACCCGCTTCAAGTAGTCCCACGATATCATGCATATCAGAGTGGGTATTGTCACCAGCAGGTAAATGCTCGTCACGACTGTAACTATAATGCATAGCAGGGCGAACTCCACGCCAACTGTCGATAACCGCTTTAACTCTGTCATCCTCGGGTTGTATGTACTCTTCATCTCTAATCCAGTGATGGTGTATATCTAATACAAGTGCCACGTGGTCTTTCAATTTAAGACTTTCGTCTAGACCCCAACACATCTCATCATTCTCAATAGTTATTGTATTTAGTGCTTCAGGTGATAATCGAGGCAAAGCCTTAATTATACCTTCTGCACCTTGTCGTCCACTAATGTGTACGTTTATTTTCATGTCTTGCCACTGCTGACCATAACCCATCCAACGTGCCATGTTTACATGATACTCAAACTCGTCAATGCTACGTTCTACAACGTCTGACTTATCTGAAGCCAGCACACAAAATTGACCAGGATGGAAACTAATACGAACATCACGTGACTTCGCAAGTTCTCCAATCTTGGCAAATCCGGCCTCGAGTACTCTAACGTTAGTTGGATCATCCCATAAGTAACGCCAATTAGGCTCAGTAGCCATAGGTATTTGATTACTTCCAAGTCTCACCATCCTTCTATTTTCAGGCAAAGTACTTACCCATTCAACGAGGTTGTATGCACTTTGCATATTATGTGTAACAACATCAAGTAACTTTTGTTCAGCAACAGACTTTTCTTGTCTGTTACACCAAGCGACAGTTGTGCCTTTTTCTGTAAAGTTTTGTTGAATCTCTTTAAGAATCTTTGGCTTCTGACTTTGATCAGGGTCCATGTACTTGCAACAAAAACCTATACGTTGTATACTATTATCAAACATGTCAGTATTATATACTATTGATACAGCAATGTCAATAAATAATTGCATGAATTTAGAAAAAGTTGATGGTATTATTGCTTGTGGGGATAGTTATACATTAGGTCCTAGATATGGTGATGATATACATCATGAGGATAGTTGGCCTAGCATTTTAGGTAAATCACTATCTAAGCCTGTTTCGAACGTTTCTAGAGGTGGTGCAAGTAATACTGAGATTTCATTACAACCACTAAAAACTTTATCTAGTTTTAAGAATCCATTATTGATATTTGGATTTACTGTTGATATACGTTATCCGTTTTTCACTAGAGATGGCATTTTGCATAGTATGAATGGTTTAAGTGATGCAGACTTTGAACGTGAAGATTCTATAAGAAATAATAGAGTATCACTAGCAAAACAATTTATGCAACAATTTCTACTTCCTGTAGGTGGACATACCGGAATGCAAAATTTGTTTGTGCAATCTGTAAAAACAGCAATGGCATATAAAAAACTAAATCCTAGTGCTCAAGTGATATGGGGAAATATACATAGTCAAAAACCGACCAAACGTATCAAACCAAATAATAGATTAGTATCTGAGAGCATGTATTGTTTTAACAGCATTGCAAATAGTAAACCATTACAATCGTTGATACATCATAACACCGATGCATGGATTTCCCCAAAAGATAGCCATCCTAACAAACTAGGTTGTACCATAATTGCAGATAGCCTTAAGAGATACATTTCTCAATTTTAGATAAATAAACATTGTAGATTAGTCTACATAATCGATTATTAGACGGAGTGACCAAAAATGGCAGATATAAATAATTTTGCGTTAAAAGGACTGGGCAATTTAGTACAGTTTGGCAAACGCGGATTAAAAATCCTCACAGACACGACAGATGACTATTTTAGTTTTACTGACAACGACGGTTCGACTCTAGTTGAAGTACGTGGTGCTAATGCTACGGTGGCAAGTGCATTTTTGACCAAAGGTCAATTTGATGCGGCGACGGCTCCCATAGCACAATATGTTAGTACCGAAATTGCGTACAATACAGGAACAACAACTTTGTTTGAATGTCCTGCAAACTCTTTAATTTATAGTGTTACTGTTGATGTTCCTAGCCCTTGGGTTAGTGCTAACGATACAACTGCAATAGTAGTTGGTGATAGTGGTGATGCTGATAGATTATTCACAGCCGATGATGCTGACATGACTGAGACTTATCAGTTCCACAGCAATTATCAACATATTTATACTGCTAATGCAAACGTTACAGCAACAATTACACAAGGTGGTGCATCTTCAGGTGTTGCTACTGTGACTTGTTTAGTCGTAACTGAGAACTTATCTGTTAAAGATTATGGTTCTATTGCAGACTTAGGCGGTTTATAAAAGTAACTAGAGTTCAAAGATATTAAAAGCCCCCAATTTATGGGGGTTTTTTTTGGCTAAAAAAGGTTGACATAACCTCTATATTTTGTTATACTATCTAGTTCATATACAGAATCATAGGAGGTTTTTATGAATAGTATATTAAAAAGTGCTGGTGATTTTATCGCCGGTCTAACAACCATCTTAGTATCATTACTAGGATTAGGTATTATTGCACAATTATTGTTCGGTAGTACTGTGGTTATAGGTGATGTTGTTGCAAACATTACTGGGTTAGTTTCATCTTTAGGTGAAAGTGGCTTAGTAGGTTTAATTGTAGCCATCATTGTTATTGGATTAGTGTCTAAAGACAAATAATTTAATAACCAACTGTACAAAGGGCCGTTAGAAATAACTGCCCTTTTTTTGTGGTTGTGATAAATACAAACATATAGAAATATTTTAAAGGAAATACAAATGTTTTTTAAAAAAGACACAACACTAGATCGCGAAGCGGTCTTTGAACAACTCAAAATTGATGAAGGAGTAGTACATGAAATCTATCTCGACCACCTCGGGTATCCCACCTTTGGAGTCGGTCACCTTATCCTCGAAAGTGATGAGGAACATGGAAGGCCAGTTGGAACTCCAGTTAGTGAAGAAAGAACACGGGCGTGTTTTGAAAGAGATCTTGACATTGCCATCGGAGAGTGTGAACTATTATACGAAGATGGGGTCTTTGGAGACTTACCAGACGAAGTACAGCAGATCTTGGTCAATATGATGTTCAACATGGGTAGAACAAGATTAAGTAAATTTAAAAAAATGCATGCCGCTATCTTAGAAGGCGACTGGAAAACAGCCGCAGTAGAAGGTAGAGACAGCAGATGGCACAAACAAGTAACTAACCGTGCTGAAAGATTGATGGAAAGATTAGAGAACGTATAATGAAAATAACTGATTTTTTAAATGAAGCAGATCAAGTTAAGGCAAAAGAAAAAAAGCCTAAAAAGATTAAGCCTAATAAAGGTAACGAAAGTCCACATCCTATGAGAGGAAGACTTGTTGGGGAAAGTAAACCTCAAAAACAAAAACCTTATGACCCAAATAAAAATCAGCCTAATCCAGTAGCAAAGCATTCACGTAATAAAAGTGGTGCTGGTTCTCATAAGTCTGCTAAAGATTATGATAGAAAAAATAAACAATCAGACATTAGATCACAAATGGATGAAGGTACATACGTTGCCGACAGAATGGATGTTTTAGATTTTATATTAAAAGAAATTAAGAAAGAAGCATACAAAGATATCGGTATGATAAAACACCTAGCAGATATGATAGGTAAGAAAGTTAGTGTAAGATATCACAAACATAAAAAAGAAGGCGGAGTATTGCAATTAGAAATGTATGATGGCAATATACCTTTTAATAAGTGTCCACAATGTGAAGGTGAGATAGTTCACATTGATGAGGCAGAAGGCAAAAATGATGCTTGTTACCACAAAGTAAAAAGCAGATACAAAGTATGGCCCAGTGCTTACGCCAGTGGTGCATTAGTACAATGCAGAAAGAAAGGTGCTAAGAATTGGGGAAATAGTAAGAAGAAATAACATGCTAATCAAAGAAATTATAGAAGACATAACTACTCTTAATACAGAACCTAAGTTAGGTAAACTTCCACATGAAGAAGTAGAGTCAGTTATCCATCAATGGGTCAATCAAGAAGATCACATAGAATTAAGTAATGGCATGCATGTACTCAGTGGTGAGAATCACGGCTATGATGATAATGTAGCACTCATAGTTGATGCTGATTATAAAATATTGGATCACGATGATGACATTGTTGAACTAATGCAACAATTCACAGCACAAGAAATAGACCCAAGCATTGTAGAAACAATAAAGGGTAAGGCCAAAAATGTTTCTAATACCAAAGGGAAGTAAATAAGTATGTATTGGTTATTCATATTAGCATTAAAAAGCATTCTATCAAGTATAATTGGTAGTAGTTTTTATCAATGGTTTAAGAATACAAAAGCCGGCGTATGGTTTCAAGTAAAATTAGACAATACAATGGAATGGGTTGCAGAAAGATACGATATCGAAATTGCCACTAAAGAAGATAAGTGGTTATCTCAATATCCAAACTTAGCAAAACGTATAGAGGACCTGGAAAAGGAAGTAAAAATATTAAAAAATAAAAAGAAGTAAATGGCAAAAGCAAGTAACAGAAACAAACACACATCACTAATAAATGGAAAAGGAAGAAAATGCTCTTCTATTGGAGTTGGAGGCAGAGGCAGAAAAACTAAAGTTAGTATGTCGACTATGAACAAGTCTAAGAAAAGACAATTAAAAGTTTATAGAGGACAGGGGAAGTAACATGCCAGTAAAATTTGGAAAAACAACTATTGTTAAAGACAGACAAACTGGTAAACTTACAACACAACATGAGTACATGAAGTCTAAATCCAAAGAGGAATTATTTGATTATATCAATAATGGACAAAAACCTAAAATTAAACAAAAATGTCGTAACGAACTTACTAGGCGCGGAGTTAAAATAGTTTATGTCGATAGATCATCAGAAGAATAACGAACCTCTTTTTTCTATAGTAGATATCAGAAACCCTAAAATATTAGATATATTAAACACCAGTGTGGAATTAGGGTTGTTTGATGATACATCAAAATCAAAAATTAAATACGAATCCGTAGACTACGAAAAAGAATCTATAACATATTGTAGCATTGACTTTTTTAGGAATGTAGTCGAACCTAATAAACAGAACCACGGCAGAGTCAATAAAGACTTTTGGATTGATGCAAATGGAAATGAACGTTCAGGTGCTGGTCCAATTAAACACAAAAAGAATGGCTTTGCAGATAAAACTCCAGGTGGAAAATACTTTATAAAATGTTTTGAAGATCTCACAGGTTTAGATATGGGTGATGGCTCTCAAGATTTTGCAGGTTTTAGATCAAGTACTTATAATCCAAACGGTTATTTAGGTTGGCACAAAGACGATCACTATGGTGTTTATACTATAATGTTTAGTTATTGTGTAGACAATCCCAATGGTTTTTACAGGTGGGTAGACAATCACACTGGAGAAATTACCACATTACCAGATAAGTCTGGATGGTCTTGTAAGTCTATGATCATGATAGATGACGAACATGCAGAATGGCACACAATATATACTGCCACTCCTAGATGTTCATTAGTACTAACATTTGGTGATTTTGCAGATTATGTTAAGTTAAGAGATTTTATTCAATCTGATAAATAGTATTAAGTATTAAACAACGGATATTTTATGAAACTTTATAAATTTTTAACAGAAGCAATAAACTATGCAGAACCAGATCCCAAACCAGAACAAGATATCGTAGATAAATTTGCTGGTGTAAGTGATAAACTTCGTTCATATTACATCAACAAATGGGCTGAAGAAAAAGGAATCGATAGCGACGATGCTATGTTCAAAGCAGGCTATATAAAAGATGGTTACATAGGTCAAGGAGCATGGAACTGGCGTTATGTGGGCATGGACGAAAGTATTCAGGAAGGCGAGGAAAGAAGTATTATACAAGATGCAGTAGTAGATCATTTAATAGAAACATTTGGTGGTCAAAATTGGATGATATTTGCTGATACTAGAGAACAACTAGAAGCAAAAATGTATGATGAGATCGAAACGTTAAGTGTAGAAGAAGTAGTAGATCCAAATATGGAAGTAGGTGGACAACCAATTGGAAACTTTGCTAGTGGTAGAGTAATAGATGTTATAGATAGCAGTAGTGCTATTGAAAGTGCAATGCAACATGTAGAAGGATTAGACGAAGGCAAAAGTCCACACAAAAAAGGTTCAGCAAAATATAAAAAACACATGGCGGCTATGCATGCCGAAGATGTAAATGACAGTGGAATGATCGGTGTGCCAGAGGCAGAATTATCAGAAAAGGCAACCATACCTGTAAAAGGATATACCGATGCCTATGACTTTATAAGTGATTTTTGGTTCTATGGTCATAATCCAAGCGAAATGCTAAGTCACACCGGACCTAGATCTAGACCAACTTCGATCTTTTTTAAAGATCCAAAGCATAAAGAATTAGACAAATTTTTAGATGACAACGACATGTCGGGTTCAAAACTACACTACGACGAACTTAAGGTTGTATTATGGTTAGCAAAGAAAATGAACATTAGCCCTATGACAGTTTTACGTTATGGTAGTGATTCAATTAGATTTGACACTAATACTATTAAAGCAGTAAAACAAAAAGTAGCAAAATCAAAACGCATTAAAGAAGCAGAAGAGGGAATGATTGGTACGCCTGATGATTACTATGATGCCGAAGAACGCAAAGAAGCATACGATGATTTACAGACTGCTTTAGATGGTGTTAGGAACGATTGGGAAAAACAAAGTGTTATAGATGGTGTATGTCCAGAGTGTAGCGGATCGTCATACATGGACGGTGACTATGACAATGATGAAGACAGTTGTTATGGTTGGGGCAACTACGGTTGTGATCAAGGAGAGATGGAAAATGCCAGTTGGGTAGAAATCATTAAGTTTGATCAACAAAATGTAGATAAACAAAAAGCCAAAAGAGGCCCTGCTCCAGATAAAGAAACAGTAATGAAAGTACTACCACGTTTACATGATGACTATGTTAAGAGTGGAAGATTTAATGCTATGGAACTACCTGGCATACTTAGACAAATGTATCCAGAGTTAGGAAAAAGAGAAGCCGCTGGTTATACAGCAGAGTTTTTCAAAACCTTCAAAGAACATGCAGAATTACAAAGATTA